CTGTTGTGTCGCTGTTGTGTCGCTGTTGTGTTGCTGTAATTATTTTTTAGTGTTGCTATTGTGTTGTATAGATATAAGGTAAAAAAACTATAATCACTCTTATTTTTTCTTATGTTTTTATCTATTGATTAACCTTTCCTATACAGATTTCCAGAGAAAGACTCAAGATATTTTCAGATATCATAAGACCCACCGGGGAGGCTCATTAGATAAGGGGTCGCGGGCGGTGATGTATCGCTCACAGATGGGACAGGATTCGGCAGTAACTGGGGAGGATACTAGTATTTATTAACTATATTAACTAATATCTCGGGGTGGATAGTTAATTTATAACTAAATGTGCGGGGAGACTCTAAAGTATATAACTTTATTTTACACTTACTATTGACTTTTGACCTAAAGTATGGTATAATATTACTATAGGTAGAGTTTTTTTAAAGCACTACTAAATTATCACCCTGAAGAGCCTATCTCAGACAACTCTTTAATTACACTTCTACACTAAAGGTTATTCACTTCCAGTTATAATTATAATGGTTATTTCTGAAAGAGGAGTCTTAAGTAAAGTCACACTAAAGATAGGACAAACGTGAGGAACTTAAGATATGAGACCAGATGACAAGAGAAGATTAAATAAAGGCAATCCTATATTAAAGAAAGGAGTTGTCTTAAATCCTAAAGGTAGACCTAAAGGTAGTGTCAATAAGTATACTGCCTTAAGTAGAGAGTTAATGTCTACTAAAGGACCAGAGATAGTAGAGAAAGTAATAGAGATGGCATTGGAAGGCGATAGGACTTGTCTAAAAATGTGTATGGATAGAATCTTACCTACACATAAAGCAGTAGAACTTAGGGCAGGTAACGATAAAGGTAATGTCATCATCAACGTAGGTGGTCTTCAGGCTAAGGTAATCGAAGCTGAGGAACAGAAACCACTTGAGTACGATGAAGGTGTCATTATAGATGATGCTGATATAGATAAAAAGGTAGTAGAACTAAATGAGTAGGGAGTTAGATGTCTCTCTACATCCAGCCCAACTAGAGATATTTAATAGTGAGGCTAGATTTAAGGTAGTATCTGCGGGGAGACGCTTCGGTAAGTCTCGTTTAGCTGCTTGGATATTAATAATCAAGGCACTACAATCGAAGGATAAGGATGTATTCTATATAGGTCCTACCTTCCAACAAGCTAAAGATATAATGTGGGGTATGTTGAAGGAGTTACTTCAGGATACAGACTTAATACAACAGACCCACGAGAATACAGCTACTATGACTTTGGTCAATGGTAGGAAGATTTCTCTCAAAGGTAGCGATAGACCAGATACTCTGAGGGGCGTAGGTCTAGCTTATGTAGTTCTAGATGAATATGCCTCTATGAAAGTAGAAGTATGGGAACAGATAATTCGTCCAACACTTTCGGACGTAAAAGGGGGTGCACTCTTCATTGGGACTCCAGCCGGGAAGAATCACTTCTATGAGATATGGCAAGAAGCTAAGGATGAGAAGAAGGAAGATTGGGAGGCATTTCAATATAACTCCATAGATAATCCTATATTAGACCCTGAAGAGATAAAAGTAGCTAGGGAAACAATGAGTACCCAAGCATTCAGGCAAGAGTTCGAGGCAAGTTTTGTCTCCTTCACTGGCGGTATATTTAAGGAAGAATGGATTAAGTATGATACAGAAGAACCTAAAGAAGGTAATTACGTCATTGCAGTTGACCCTGCAGGATTTGAGAAGGTCGAGAAAGAGCGTGGTCTCAAAGGTTCTAAGTTGGATGAAACAGCTATTTCGTTGGTTAAAATCCATAATGATGAGTGGTGGGTTAAAGATATACTACACGGTCGCTGGTCCATTAAAGAAACTGCTAAAAAGATTTTATCTACAGCTATTGAAAATCAAGCGACAACTGTAGGTATAGAAGCAGGAGCGTTAAAGAACGCTATCTTACCTTATCTAGAAGATGAGATGAGAGCATCAGGAAGATGGGTAGTGATTACAGATGTTACTCACGGTGGTAAGAAGAAAGCAGATAGAATTACGTGGTCTCTTCAAGGTAGATTAGAACACGGAAAGATTTCGTTTAACAAGGGTTCTTGGAATAAAGATTTTGAATCCCAGTTAATTGAGTTCCCAACTTCAGGGACACACGATGATATGATAGATAGTCTCGCCTATATAGACCAAGTATCTATGGCGGACTTCATACATACTATAGATGTAGAGGAAGATTGGAAACCAGTTGATGATATAGCAGGATATTAATATATATGGCGAGTAATTACAATTCAGACGGGAACGAATATCAAGCATTAGCGGGTTGGTTATCCACTCGTCTAGAGCAGTGGCGTAATCATCGTGATAATAATTATCTTAAATCTTGGGATGAATACTATAGATTATGGCGTGGAATGTGGACTATCGAAGACCAGAACCGTAAGTCAGAGAAATCTAAGTTAATAACTCCTGCCTTACAACAGGCAGTAGAAGCTAGTGTAGCAGAATTAGAAGAGGCTACCTTCGGTAGGGGTAGGTGGTTCGACCTACAAGATGATAAGATGGACCAGAATCCTCAAGATGCTGAGATGGTACGTGCTCTCCTACAGGAAGATTTAGAAGGAGCAGGTGTAAAGGACGCTATATGTGAGGTATTCCTTAATAGTGCTGTATATGGCACAGGAATAGCTAAAATAATCACAGAAGAGAAGGTAGAGAATAGACCAGTAGAACAACCAGTAGAAGGTACTCTGACTTCTGTACGTGCTCTAGAAGAATATGTCAACGTAGAAGTAAGATTAGAAGCTGTATCACCTAAAGAGTTCCTCATAGACCCAAGTGCTAATACTATCAATGAAGCTCTAGGAGTCGCTCACGAGGTATATAAGCCACGTTATATCTTGACTGAGGGTATGGATAAGGGTATATACAGAGAAGTCGATATAGCAGCAGATACGGACGTAGTGCAAGTAGGTTTTGACCCTGAATACACAAATAGAGATGCCTCAGACCAGATAAAGATATGTGAATATTGGGGTAAAGTACCAGCTAAATTCTTAGATAAGAAAGAATCTACAGATAATTTCGAGTACGATGAAGATGAATTAGTCGAAGCAGTAGTAACTATAGCTAACGATGAATATATATTGAGAGCAGAAGAGAATCCATTTATGATGGTAGATAGACCTTTTGTATCTTACCAGCACGACCTAGTCCCAAATAAGTTTTGGGGTAGAGGGGTCTGCGAGAAGGGATATAACCCACAGAAAGCATTAGATGCAGAGATGAGAGCAAGAATAGACTCTCTAGCACTAACTACTACTCCGATGATAGCCGCAGACGCTACTAGACTACCGAGAGGCATCAAACTAGAAGTTAGACCCGGTAAGACTATACTCACTAACGGAGACCCTAGACAAGCTATTATGCCTCTGACTCTAGGACAGACAGACCCACAGACTTATCAACAAACTACATCCCTACAGAATATGATTCAGATGGGTACAGGTAGTGCAGATATGGGAGTTCCTGATAGAGCTACTTCTAGTGGTATGTCTATGGCACAGAGTGCTAGTATAAAGAGACAGAAACGTACCCTGATGAATTTCCAGAATACATTCTTAATCCCTATGATTAATAAATCTATGTGGAGGAAGATACAGTTCGATGTAGATAGATATCCAGTCAATGATTATAAGTTCATTCCTTACTCTACTATGGGTATTATGGCTAAAGAATTAGAGATGCAACAGATGGTCTCTATGCTACAGTCAATTCCGAAAGACTCTCCAGCTTTCAACGTCCTTTTGTTAGCAGTCTTCCAGAACTCTAGTATCCATAACAGAGACCAAGTAGTACAGGCTCTGATGCAAGGGATGCAACCAGATCCTCAGCAACAGCAGATGCAACAGATGCAGATGCAGTTACAGATGGAACAAGCTAAGGCTGATATACAGAAGACATTAGCTGAAGCACAGGAAGAACAAGCTAAAGCTATTAAACATCAGGCGGATGCAGGTACTTCACAACCTAATGAGTTAGATATACAAGAAAGAATAATAGGTCTACAGAAAGAATTAGCTAATATAGATAAGATTAAGGTAGACATAGAGAAACAACAAAGTGAGACATATAGAAATATACCAGAAATAGAGCACCTCAAATCGGAGACAATGCTAAATTATGCAAACGCACTCGGCAGAAACAGACAACAATAAAGAATTTTACCACAATAGGTTATCGTTAGTAGAACAAGATGGTTGGAGAGATTTAGTTAAAGAACTAAGTAATCTCATAGACCAAATAGATACTTTAGATACAGTGGATAACGAGAGTGACCTTTGGTTCATTAAAGGTCAACTGTCAATTCTTCGACAGGTAGTATACTTAGAAGATGCGACACACCAAGCGATGGAAGAACTAGATTTATAGCTCCATCATATTTATCACTTCATAACCCCACAGGGGCGGAGAATATAACAAAATGAGTAATATAGTAGTGGACGCTGATTCCACAGTAAATGACAGCACAGTAGAGACAACAGAAGTATTTGAACCAACAACAAATGATGTACAGCCAGATGAACAAGTAGCTGAATCGGTAGAAGCACAAGCAGAAGCCGAACCTACCATCCCTGAGAAATTTGCTGGTAAGACTCCTGAAGAAATTATAGATAGTTATACTAATCTCGAAAAGGAATTGGGACGTAAATCCCAAGAAGTCGGAGAGTTAAGAAAATTATCAGATAGTTTCCTACAAGCTGAAGTTGCTAGACAGCATAATCCACAAGGTAACACTCCATTAGAAACTGAAGACAATGATACTTCTAATGATTTCTTTGATGACCCTAATAAGGCTGTCAATGATATGATAGAGAATCACCCTAAGTTTCAGCAGTTCCAACAGTACCAAGCTCAACAAGCACAAGCTGGAGCTAAAGCACAGTTAGAACAAACACATCCTGATTTCACTAATGTCGTACAGGACAAGAAGTTTCAGGAATGGGTTCAGGAAAGTCCCATCCGTATGCAGATGTTTCAAGCAGCAGATGCCTATAACTTTGACGCGGCCAACGAGCTATTATCCAACTGGAAAGATAGGTCGATGATAACTAAAACTGCAGAAGTAAAGCAGAAAGCCGAAGTAGATAGGAAAGATGCTCTTAAATCAGCTACTACAGAATCAAGGACATCCACGAGCCCAGGAGGAGGAAAGACGTTTAGACGTGCTGACCTAATCCGATTAAAAATGGAAGACCCTAATAGGTATGAGTCTCTGCAGGATGAGATATATGCAGCTTATGCAGATGGAAGGGTTGTTTAAATAAAAGCTATAACTTAGGAGTTAAATAATGGCAAATATGACGGTGACTACGGTCGCTAATTTCATCCCAGAGATTTGGTCGGATGAAGTTTTAGCGACATATAAGTCGAATCTTGTTGCTGCTAATTTAGTACGCAACTTAAACCACCAAGGTAAGAAAGGCGACACAATCCATATCCCAACACCGGGTAGGAATGCTGCGTCAGCTAAAACAGCAGATACTGAGGTAACTTACATCACAGATACAGCGACAGATACATCTGTGGTAATTAACAAACACTTTGAATGGACAACTAGAATTGAGGATATCGCAGAGCTTCAAGCACTTAATTCTATGCGTAAGTTCTATACAGATGACGCGGGATACGCTTTGGCAAAAAATGTGGACTCTCAAATCATTACTGATTTAGATGGTGCTTCTGCACTAACTGGCGGTAATTCTGTTATTACTAGTGTAACTGACTGGGATGCTTCTATCCTAGCAGCTATTG